TTCAAGGGATGAATAAAGAGCATCGTAAATACGACGCATAAGTACAGTAGTATCATTGTCCAGATTAGATACCACCCACTTCCGAACTTCGGGAAAGTTCTTTTCTTTAAGGTTTTTGATAAGATCATTAACGGCAACATCAGAGAAAGTAGCAAGAATACCAGAATCAATCTTTCCACTCACAGAGTATCGTTGAAGAGTATTAAGAAGTTGCCTTGTATCTGGAAAATAGTTTTTGATAAGTTCTGCTACAACTTTTTTATCATACTCAATATTTTCCTCGTCAAGAATATGAGACACTCTATTAAAAGTAGATACCATCAACTCAGGTTTTTCATTCTTTGGAATGGGAGTATATTTAAGAACAACACACCTTGATTGAATTGGTTCAATAATTTTATTAAGATTATTGCAAGTAAAAATGAAGCATACATTATTGTGAAGTTGTTCAATCACTCCACGAAGACAAAGCATCACATCATTAGTTGTCCCATCAAACTCATCAAAGAATACTACCTTTTTCTTATCATTAAACATAGAAACAGTAGTTCCAAAATTAATGACTTGATTGCGAATAGTATCCAAATATCTACCCTCAGAAGAACCATTCAAAAACAAAACATCCTGTTTTGTAATCTTACAGAGAGTTTTAATAGTTTGAGTTTTACCACAACCCTGAGAACCTTGCAAGATAAGATTTTGATTCAGTTGCCCCTCACTTACTACATTAGTGAAAAACTCCTTTACACTTTTAGTAAGAATCAAATCATCAACAGATTCTGGTGCCCACTTTTCCACCCACAAGAATGGTTTAGTATCAGTAATTTCCATATCAAAAAATAAAGATCAAAGGTAATAGTAATTTGGAAATGATTTACTTCTCATCCTCCAACTTGCAGTATCCCTATGGATACCAAGTATTTTAGCACATTCTTTCACGGATTCATAAACTACCCCATCAACATAACACTTTTTACCCATAGATTTTGAAAGATTATTTCTATGCTCCTCAGTAAAAGGAACACCTTTTCTTGGATGAGAATTTTTAGACCAGTATTCTCTCTGCGACTTACGCATTTTATCAATAGAATCTTTGGTGTGTTTGGTTCCCCATAAAGAATTTAAAGAAGGGTTTAACCATTCACAATAATCTTGTTCTACTTTTTTGAGGTCTTCGTCTTCGTGTATCCACTTGACGACTTCAATAACAAAATTGTGATATCCATACTTTAAAAAATTTTCATAAAGTTTAGGGCAATCCATTTTATTACTGTTGCACATAGTTATATGTTTAGCAAATCTAAGCATATAATTTTTTTCAGTAGAACCTATGTAGTTTTCCCCTGTTATTTTGTTCCTTATTTGATAAACGCAACTCATTTACTAAACCTCGTAGTATAATATTATTTAGTAAATGAGTTATTTAAACCCATTCTGGTTTACGATGGGGCAACCGAAGATAATTATCACATACCCAAGGTTTAGATGCAATATACATCTTGTATTTGTCGAAGATGGATATTGAAGTATCCAACTTAAATTCGTCAGGTCCTGCAAAAACAAATGGTGTGTGATTGCTATAGTTTACATTTGGAAATATCTCATGTGCAGCAAGAAGTGTATGAAAGCAAGTATGAGTTTTTTCATATCTTGCATCGTATTCTTGGCACAATGCAAATCCATGAACTAACAACCACCGTGCATTTTCTTCAGATTCATTTGCCCATATGGTGCAAGGATGATTGCGAAAGGCACCCTTCTCAGTGGCATAAGGAGTACCGTCTGCCTTGGGAAGAGTGCCGTATCCGTGTCCCCACTTATCTGAAGCAACGATAGAGAGCATCTGACAGGTCTCTAGAGGCATCTTGACGATATGTTTGTCAGGTAGTACCTGAGCTGATTTTGTTGGACACGAAGAAGTCACGAAAATGTTCATTGCAAAGGTCTATTAAAAGTTTCACTAACGTGATCAGTTGCTCCCATTGCTTCGTACATATAAACTGCACCAGATCTGGGATTTGTATGTTCTCCGCATGTAAACACATCACAAACTGCCATACCATTCTCAGGCCAAGTATGAATTGAAATATGAGACTCGGCAAGAAGTGCTATGGCAGTTACACCATGAGGATCAAATTTATGTGATGAAATATCCAACAATGTACTTTCAGATAACTGTGCAGCATTTGCCAATACATTGCGGATATGTGCTTCATCATCCAATAATCCATATGGACACCCTTTTAGGGTAAAGAGAATGTGTTTCATCAACCGAAACTGGAATCAGGTTCCAGAGCAATATAATAAGTTAGATTGTGCTGTTTATTGGTAAACTGTGACAAAAGTTTAGATGACACTACGACATCATAAGCACCTGGAATAATCTTAATATTTTCAACTTTAAAATTGAAAGCAAATTCTTGGTCTGTTTCTCCAACAACAATTCCCCACTCATTAGAAGTATCATTCTTCTTATCACGAACCACCAATTTGATAACACCTGCTTCACCAACAACAGAAAGATCGGGCAATTGAAGAACAGAAGCTGCTTTTACCAATTTATCTAAAGTTACACTGTCGAGTTGAAAAGAAACGTCTTTAGAAGGTAGATTAATTTCTTTATCAGGAGGAGAAATAATAACGTTAGGTTCAGCAAAGAAATACTTCACACGATTTTTACCATCGTTAATGCTGAGATAAGAATCTTCTTTGAAGTCAAGATCTGCATCGTTGGAAATACTTAGAGTGTTCAAAAACTGATTAAGGTCATAGATAGCAAAATCACGAGGAAACTCTTCTTTGATTTCTGCCTCTGCCAAAATATTCTTGGCAACAGAAATAGTACGGAGTTTATTACCCTTCTTCACAAGAATAGAATTGTTGATTCCAGCAAAGTTTTTGAGAATCGCAAGGGCATTATCAGATAGTTTCATAGTTTGTTCTTTCAGTTTCATTGAGGATAAGTTTCACGTTGTGCATTCTTGTCGTTAAAATGCATCAGAAGAACAGCATAATGCAAAATCTTCATAATGTCACGTCTTGCAGTACCTTTTTTATCATATCGAGAAGCATATTTGAGAATGTTGGAACGGCAAAATGCTTCACCATCACCACAAGCATCGATAAGATCTAATGTTTGAATTTTACTATCACCAGCAGAGTAGTGTTGATTATATGTGCCAGCAATATAATCATCAAGTTCTTTGAGGATTTTATCCTCACTATACTTATATTTGCGTTTTTCAGTCATTTTGTTAGCAATTAAAAATTCATAGTCACTATGTCTCCAAGGACGCATACCATCATCAATTCCATCATCAATTGATTTGTTTCGGTCTCGGTCATAATATTCAGGAGTGTGTTCGTAATTGTCCATTTTCAATTCATCATAAAGTAAACTCCAAGCATTGATCATTATATCAGGCAATCTCCCCGTCGTCAACAGGCATATTAAAGTCCGAGTCAACCTTATCATATAGTTCCAAGAAAGCTTGTTTGGTTTCATCATCAAATCGATTTACGCAAACTTGGATTGCTTTTGCCTTATCTTGGAAAATGCTATAGGCACGGATAATGTGAACCAAACGACGAGTGCTGATGATCTCATCAATACCACCATCATAGAAAGTCTTGCGGATGATGTCACCCCAATCTACAAGACGCTTACAGAAGTCACGATCTTCTACACCAAGATCCAGAGAAATGCCCTCAAGAATTTTTTGTTCAATGGCAGGAGTGGGATACTCTTGCTCAAAGGTCACAGGAAAACGCTCAAGGAATGCCTCATTCAAAACATTAGTACCGATGAAACGACCATCATCAGAACCCTTACCTTTAGTATTAGCAGTAGCAATCACATTAAAACCAGCAGCAGGTTTAATGAACTTACCAATCTTTTTCAAAAACACTCCCTTACCTTCAAGAATGGATTGTAGGCATAGGATTTTATTGGATGCAAGGTCAATCTCATCAAGGAGCAAGACTGCACCTCGTTGAAGTGCCTCAATAACGGGGCCATTATGCCATACAGTGGCACCATCTGTGAGACGAAAACCACCAATAAGGTCATCTTCATCAGTCTCAATAGTAATGTTTACACGGATAAGTTCTCGTCCGAGTTGAGCACATACTTGCTCAACAGAGAACGTTTTACCATTACCAGAAAGACCAGTAATGAATGTTGGATAGAAAAGACGGGATTGAATAATTTTTTTAATGTCACCAAAATTACCAAACTTGACGAAGGTATCATCTTTTTCTGGGATAAGGTTTTGTTCTACGGAAGGCAATGCTGCAGGTGCCTGATAAGTGCGTTCGATTTCTTCCACTTTTTGTTGGGTCACTTCAAGATTCCACTTACCACGTCCCACTTTATAATCGGAAAGTTTGTTAGTGATAGTCTGATAGTTGGTGCCATTCATTGCACACCAAGCACGAATATCACCAGTAGTCACAGACTCACCATAAAGTTCTTGAAGAGAAGTGCGGATATAGTCGGCAGAGAGAGTCATGATGTTGCTTTGTTCGTTTCAACTGAAGTTATTATACAAGGAAAAGGGGGTCTCAATGACCCCCTGTGGACAGTTTAGGAATTGGACAAGTGCTCTTCCAACTCTTGAACCAATCTTCTCTTAGAATGCCTTCTGTCCAACTCAATGCCGACAGTGCGACCATACTCCTCAAGTTCTTTCTTACTCATATCATGAAATGATACATCACTTTCATAAAGTTCTTCTTCAATAATCTCTTCATAATTTGTAGTATCTTCACCAACAATAGGAGACTCTGCAACCTCTACAGGTTCTTCTACTACAGGTTTTGGTGCGGGAGTTGGAGCAGGTGCTGCTTTTTTACCTCCCACTAAATCTCCAAATCTAGACATTAGTTTTACCGATTACTTATAAAAATATTTATCAGGCAATAAGGTCTACAAACTCATTTAGGATTTTCTTATTCATTTTTTTATTCTGAAGGCTCTTCATAAATGACTTTTTAATTTGTGCCTTTGAAGCATCTTCATCTACATCAAATTCAGACTCACTTGCGAGAGCATTTGCAGAAAGACCAAAATAAGTATGATATCCAGATGTCTTAAGTGCAAATGCTTTCTCTTTCTTAAATTGAATCTTAATCTTCTCATTCATCTCAAAGTTACCAAAAGTATAACGACGAATAAAAGAACTAGCATCACCTGTTGAGAGAACACGAATACCAATGAAGTTTGTATCTACAAAGTTATCCTTAAGGTTTTCAAGAAGAACATCGGTCATATCATACCAATTGTCACCCAGATTATAAGTATTACCAGTCTTACGATCTCTCAAGAAACAGTTTGCTCTAATATGCGCCGTACCCATAAAAGGTTCAGATTCCCAATGACGTTGCACTTGACGATGATATTTGAGAGAACATCCTTCGCCATCAGTCAATACAACACATTGCACCTTCTGGAGTTTATTCTCTTTCTTAAATTGTGGAATGATTTGGTGAAGTGAAATCATTGTCTCATTTAAAGGAGTGCCAGAAAGATCCATACCTACAGGAATCTTATACATTGCATAACGACTAAAACTCCATGCAAGACGAAAAATATGCTTCATTTGATTCTCAAAAGTTTTAGTATTGACTTTATGAGTCAGAATATTCATTAAAGAGAACCACTCTCCAACCTGCATCAATCCATCTTTTTTCTTATAAGAAAGTTCACGAAGAACTGCACTACCATTCTCATCTAGAGATACAAGAGGATAGTCATTAGTAAATGCATAAACATCAAAAGGAATACCAACCTTTTTACAGAACCACACCAAGTTACAAAGTTGTTTTACAGTGTCTAACATAACTTTTCCCATAGAACCAGACCAGTCCAGAACAAACACCAGACCATGATTCTTACCATCAGCAAGAGTGGTTACTTTTTTAAACAAATCCTCATTGTATTTGTAAGTATGAAGTTTAGTGCAATCAAGAACTCCAGTGCGTGCAGTTGTAGCACGAGCATAGGAATCTGCTGACTTACGACACTCAAACTCTTTCACAAGATAATTAACTTCTTTCTGTGCAGACTTCTTAAACTTGAGGAACTCAGCATCAACGTGATCAAAAACCGTTTTGTCAAAATAATTATCCCAAAGTTCATGACAAGCACTATGAATTGTTGAATTAGGAACAACAATCTTTTCCAAATCTACTTTTGGCATCTCAAGATATACATTCTCAATACCATTCATATTCACAAGATCTTTAATAGATTCCTCAAGAGAATTCATAGTATTGACTTGAGGTTCTGA